CCGCCATTCCTCTCGCTCCTCGAGCAGGCTCAGCCGGCTGCTGCTGTAGTTGCTCTGGCTATAGTCCCGCGACACCGTCTCGTAGCTGCAGCCGATCGCCGCCGCGACAGCACGCAGCATCGCCCGCAGGAACGGCTCGAACTGACCGTCCGGTGCATCCAGCTGCGGCACTGATACCGACTCGCCCGGTGCCAGGTACTTGAACACCCCAGGCTCGAAGTTGCTGACCCGCTCCTCGTCGTAGACCTCATCACCCTGCAGCTCGCCCTCGGGCGACTGGATGAACCCCATCAGGCTGGAGCTCGCGCGGGCCCGCACCACCTCCGCCTCCTCGTAGCCCGCCAGGTGGTGCAGCCGCTTCACCGCCGACGCGGTCCACGGTACCCCGCGCGTCTGGTTCGGTCGCTCAGTGATGAACAGATGGATGATCTCCGATGCCGGCACCTCACGGGTCCGATAGCCGACACCGTTCACGATGTCGCCAGGGTGGCGGTCGCGGAACTGATACGCCAGCGGCCGGCCCCACTTGTCGACCTTCACCCCCATCCGCCACTCCGCACCCTCGCTCACCGGGCCGCTGCTCTTCCCCTCGTCGCAGTAGTCCGCCTCGATCACCTCCAGCGCCAGCGGGACGTTGCTGCGACCGAACGCCTCGGGCACGATCCGGATGAACACCTCGCCCGATTCCGCCACGCTGCGGATCATCAGCCGCAGCATCTCCGACATGCTCAGCTTGCCGGCGACATGGCATCGATCCTTCCGACACCACTGCTGCCAGGCGCTCTCAATCCTGCTGTTCAGCGGTTGATCCAGCCGGCCGCCGCCGCGTTGCATCGCCACCCGCGACTGCATCCGGATTCCGCGACCCACCACATTCGCGCCGATCGCACGGATCGCCTGCCTGGCGTAGCAGTTGTCGCGCACCAGCTGGCGCGAGCGGTTCCGCAGGCGGATCAGACTGCCGTCAATCTCAGCGTCTGCGCTCGTGCTGCTCGTCACCCAGTCGGACGTCAGCCGCGAGACCAGGGCCCCCTCGTAGGCGCGGCGGCCGCGGCGGCCAGCAGCTGCTGGCTGCTGCGCATCGAATGCGGCGCCGCGGATCCGACCGCCAGACGACTTCCCACCGCGGCCGCGCTTCGCCATCAGCTGAACCTCACGAACACATTCCGCGGATCACCCAGTCCCGCAGCGATCTTCTCCGCTGCTCGCTCTCGCGCCACGATCGCCTTCAGCTGCGACTCCCGTTGCATCAGCTGCGTCAGGTCCTGGGCAGTGTAGCTGCGGCTTCCGATCGTGTACTGCTTCGCTTCCTTGCTGATCAGATTCCGGATCGCGGTCTGCACCGCCTCCAGATCCTTCTCCGCCTGGCTCCTGCCGTCGAACGCCGCCGGCTGCCCGGTGTAGTACAGCGACGGCGAGACGGTCAGCGTCCCTTCGCCGATCGTGATGACCGTCGTGTTCTTCGTGATCCGCGACTGCCAGTACCAGGTGCCGGCATCGAATCCCGTCGATGTCGACGCGCTGATCGCATTGTTCCAACCGCCATCCGATCGCGCGGTGCCGACCACCGTCGCACCCTCATGGTTCACGTGCATCCGCAGGTAGGTCGTCAGCGTCCATGTCGCCGACGTCGCTGCATTCCCATCCAGGTCTGTCGCGGCCGGTTCAATCCACTGGATCGTGTCGCCGGCTCGGATCGCAGCAGGAACAGTCACGGCAACACCTCCCGCCACATCGTAACGCTACCAGCCATTCACGAAACTGCTGCCGCCGCCGGTCGCCGGCCGTCGCCGTGGCGCTGGCTTCGCCTCAACCTTCGCACTCGCCTCCACGCTCCCTGCCAGCTGGTCCCACATCGTCGCCCGGTTGTATCTCCGCTTCACCAGCTCGAGCAACGCCAGGCAGTAGACCAAGAGGTCGAGCGGTTCGTTCCTTGCGCCGCTTGGCTTCTGCCATTCCAGCAGCTGGAAGCCCTTCACATAACGCGGCACCAACCGCTCGCACGTCAGCCCCTGTAGGTACGCCTCATCGGTCGCATCGTCGAAATGCACGGTCCCGGGCCCACGCCCGTCCTTCGCCAGCCGCGCATAGATCGTCCGCTTCAACGTGTCGGTGCCCACCAGGTACAGCACCACACCACCCTTCAGGACCTTGCCTCGCCAGTTCACGTCCACCTTCTTCCCCTTGCTCAGCACCGGTGCTGCCCTCGTGCTGCTGCCCTTCAGTGCCACGGCACCATCGCGCGCATGGCGCCGGCAGTACTCATAGGCCTCCTGCGTGAAGTGGCCGCCGGTGTCAACCCCGCACTGCCGCACCTTCATCACGCCACCACTGGCCCGGGGCCATTCCGTCACCCGGATGCTCTCGATCTGTTCCCACACGTCGTCCTGTGCCGGGTCGCCCTCGACCTTTCCGTGCCAGATCCGCCACAGCTCCTCCCCTCGACCCACGCCCCACACCGTCGTCTCCAGCCAGGTGTCCTGCACGTCCACCGCCATCAGCAGCAGCAGCACACCCTCCGGCACCTTGCCAGCCTCATGGCCATCCGTTGCCACTCGACCCAGCAGGCCCTCGGCATTCACCCGCGCCACTGCCTCGTCCTCCCACGCCTCAGCCGCTCGCTTGTTCACCCAGCCCTTCAGCAGCAGCGGATCTTCCTTCGCCCGCAGGAACTCGTCGCGGATCTTTTCCCAGCTCAGCCAGCCGTAGGGGGCGTACCATCCGGGCAGGTGGAATCCAGCAGTCTCGCCATCACCCTTCGCCGTCGGTCGCCAGATGCCGCCGTCCAGCATGGAGCCCTTGTGGTGCTGCCCGATGCGCTCACCACAGGCCGGGCACTGGCACCACACCTCGCCGTCGGGCCGATCCCAGACCATGTGATCCCGCCACACCAGCACCTCGTGGGCGCCGCAGCACGGCATCAGGGCCGCGTAACGGCGCCGGTCGCTGCGTTCCTCGTACTCCCACGTGATCCGGCAGGTGCCGCGCGTGCCCGGCGTGCTGGTGATCAGACTCTTGCGGTCCGGGAAGTTCGTCTGCCGCGCCTCGGCGTTCTCCAGTGGGTCGCCCTTGTCATCCATCTCCAGCGGCAAGCTCGAGACCTCGTCGGCCCAAACGTTCTGAGCCGGCATGCCCTGGGCCGCGCTGCCGCTGTTGCCGCCGATGATGCTCAGCAGCATGTCGCCCTGGAACTCCTTCAGGAACATCGCGTTGGCGGCATCCCGCGACTTGCTGCTGATCTGCTTCGCCTTGACCGCTGGGCTGTCCTCGAACAGCGGCGTCAGGCGCTGACGCACCTGGCGCTTGGCGAATGACTCGGTCGGGAACATCGCCAGGAACGGCGCCGGATCCATGGCGATCGTTCGTCCCAGCCAGTTCAGCCCGCACTCGGTCTTGGCCAGCTGGGAGCCGAACAGCAACACAACTCGTCGAATCCGACGCTCACGCGGGCTCAGCAGGTCCATCGGCTCGCGCAGGTAAGGCACGCGATCCGTGCGCCACAGGCCTGGCTCTGATGTACTGCGACTGGTCAGGTAGCGCTCTCGGTCAGCCCACTCGCTGACGGTCAGGTCCAGCGGGGGCTGCAGGGCCTCGATAAACGCCTCGCGATAGATCAGCGAACCATCAGGCATTGGCCAGTCCCCTCAGAGCAGATTCAATCTCAACCTGCAGCAGCAGCCGGATCTCCTCCTGGTCCTGCATGGTGCAGAGCTTCGCCGCGTTCCGCGCCGGGATGATCAGTAGCAGGTCGCGGACCTGGCGGGCGAGGCGGGCGGCTTCGCGCTTCACCTCCTGAACAAGCAGTAGCTCTTTCTTCTCGCGCATTAGCTGCAGCCGGGTCAGCTCGGCCTCGTAAACCGCTTTCGCTCGCTTGGCCTGGGCCAGAGATGGGCCTCCGCCCTCGGGATGTGGCTGGCGAGTATTCGGCGGCTCTGGCAGCTCGGTGCCGTTGTCAGGCATGTTACTCGTGTTGCCGGCCCACTGAGCATCCGCTAGGGGCGCGTCGATCTGCCAGCGGGCGCCCACCTTGCGCACTGCAGGCTCGGTCAAACGGCCAGACTCGATGGCCTTAAGCACTGCCACATGGCTGGTGCCACGAAGGCCCTGCGCCTTGCGGTGCTTGGCGTAGGCCTGTAGGTTCATTCAGCCACCGGGAACGGCTCACCGGTGCTCTCCAGCGTTGCGGTCTTGCCTGTGAACTCCTGCCAGCGGCGAACGATCACGTCGCAGTAGCGGGGGTCCAGCTCCATCAGGCGGGCCTGGCGGCCAGCCTTGTGCGCAGCGATTGCCGTGGTGCCAGAGCCGCCAAACAGGTCCAGCACAACCCCGCCGCGCTTGGTGCTGTTCTCGAGTTGGTACTGGAACAGCTCCACAGGCTTCATGGTCGGGTGCTCGCCGTTCCGGCTTGGCTTGTCGAACTCCAGCACCGTCGTCTGCGAGCGGTCGCTGCCCCAAAAGTGACCGGCGCCTTCCTTCCAGCCGTAGAGGCAGGGTTCGTGCTTCCACTGGTAGTCCTGCCGGCCCAGCACCAGGCTGCTCTTCTTCCAGATCAGGCACTGCCGCACTTGCCAGCCAACATCGCGAGCAGCGCCACGAAAGTTGTAGCCCTCCGAGTCAGCGTGCCAGATGTAGAACACCGCGCCGGGCTTCATCACCGCATCGGCCGACGAGTACACGTCCCGCAGAAACTGCCGGAAGTCTTCGTCGCTCATGTCGTCGTTCTGGATTGTCAGCTTCTCCGAAGTGCCGCCCTCGTAGGCCACGTTGTAGGGAGGGTCGGTCAGCAGCAGGTCGGCTTTGCCGCCATCCATCAACTGCTCCACCGCCTCAATCGATGTGCTGTCCCCGCACATCACCCGGTGCTTTCCCAGCAGCCACACGTCCCCAGGCTTGCTCACCGGATCGGCCGGCGGCTCCGGCACCGACTCCTCGTCCGTGTCCTCCGGCGGCAGTTCCTCCACCTCTGGCATCAGCTCCGCCAGCTCATCATCCGACCAGCCCAGCAAGCTCAGGTCGAACTCCAGCAGCTGCAGCCCCTCTATCTCGGCGGCAAGCATGTCCACATCCCACCCCGCATTCAGCGCCAGCTTGTTGTCCGCCAGCACATAGGCCCGGCGCTGCGTCGGCGTCAGGTGGTCCAGTACGACCACCGGCACCTCCTTTAGCCCCAGGGCCTTTGCGGCAGCCAGTCGGCCATGACCTGCAATGATCCCGTCGTCATTAGCCACCAGGATCGGGTTGGTGAAGCCGAACTCTTGGATGCTCGCCGCGATCTGGGCGATCTGCTCCGGGCTGTGAGTCCTTGCGTTGCGCTCGTACGGCACTAGCCGGTCTACGGGCCATAGTTCCAGCTTCTGAGGCAGTACCGGTGTCTTGACCATGAATCTTCCTCCTGTAACCCAGGTTACATCGTCTTACAGAATCGTCAAAGGCCTGAGACGAGCGCATTAGAACCTAGTCGTAGGAAAGGTTTTTGGCTTGTAACCGGTTCCCGGGTCTCCCGCTAGAAAAAAACCGGGCCGCTGGATCACCCACCCCGGATGGCGG